TAATGCCTCCTGTCGCAGTTTGGGCAAGCGACAAGATGGCCTTTACTGGTGGATTAATTTTAACAATTAATGTGTGTACTACTAAATTTAGTGCTGGTATGCTGGAAGTAATATACATACCTGGAAACGTTATTCCAACAGAAATTGATGTTTCAAATTATATGCATGTTGTTTTAGATATAAAAGAAAATAAAACGTTCCATGTTGCAACTCCATCGATTATTAATAATCCAGCATGGTATAGAAGGTACGTAGGTTTTGAAATTGGGGAAGATTATGATCCTCCAGGTTTCCTTGTAGTACGAGTTAATCAACCTTTGGCTTCTACATGTGAGGTTGTTCCTCCTGATGCATTACTAAATTTCTATATTAGTGGTGATACAAATTTGCAATGTCATGTACTGACACAACCTTGTGTTGGTCCTTATTATATTAAGAATAATCCTATTGGAGTTTTAAGGCTTCGTACTAGGCATCAAAGTTCAAATTTGGGTACATGGGCACAAGCAGTAGCAACGCTTACTTTACCAAATCAAAAAACAATGCCTACTTATGCACCTACAATTCGTTATTCAGCTGTCACTGGCGCTGTTAATGTTGCAGAAATGCATACACCTTTACGCGATGGTATTTATAAAGCTGATGAACCTGTTAAATTTAATGGTAGAAATGAAGATTTTCAAGTTTGGTATTATTTCGTTGTCAATACGACTTATGATGCGAACTATTATGTTTTTCCAATTGGTGTTAAAAGTTTTGATGCTGTAACAGATGGTGATACCCTTAAGAAATGGTTTGAAACTCGAACTACTAAACCTTCGTTAGCTGATGTAGCAGAAAAGTTAGGGAAATTATCTTATGCTAAGCATGGTGATCAGTATATATGGGAAACCAATACTTATAATTCTAATCAATGGGTACAAAATCAAACATTTATTCCGGTGTTATTATTTAAACGTGAGAAAAATGCTAGGGAACGATTGATGTCATCATCGTCGTTTGAAATTATTTCAGGTTGTAATCAAAATAGAGTCACTATGGAAGATGTTATTAGAATGGCACCCCCAGTGGAAGGAGAACCACGAGTTGTATTTGGAGAAAAACCCGTTGATATTAAGGACGCCTGTCGTAGGAAAAATTTAGTGGGTTTAATAACCTTGCATGGTGATGGAACACATTTTGTTGCTGATGAAATGATACCTGTTTGTATCCAGTATAATGCAAATTCAGAAGGCTTATTGAGTAAATTTAAATTAACTAATTCGCAGTTGTATGCTTCAGGATTTTTAGGTTTCCGTGGGGGATTGATGTATACCATTATTCCCTTACGTCGTGAAAATGGTTTAATAGGTGTGCAGCATGTTCCAGATCTGAAGAAGATAGAAACTCAGCATGGTAATGCAATTAACCAGGGCGTAATTGCTAATGATGTATTATTGAGTTACGGATATGCACAACATTGGATTGACATGAATTTAAACAGTAACATGTCGATAGAAGTTCCTTTTTACCGTAATGCACGTTGGATTTTTGCATCACAAACCAAAAATTTGAGTGATGCTGAGTATACTGCTGATTGTAATGGAGTGTTAAAAATTTTCTCAACATCAACTGAACCGGTGAAGTGTGGTATTTGGGTTTCTTTTGCTGATGATGCTTCGTTAACATATTTCCAAGGTTTTCCACCAATGAGTTTTGTGGATGAGGGATTGGTTCCAGTAGTTTTCAACCAAATTGGAGAACGGGTGTTATCCCCAGTAGTCGATAAATTAGATGACTTTGGAGCACAAATTCAACCAACCTTAGTAGGCATAAATATGGCAACAACAAGTATTTCGGCATTGTCTGATACAGCTAGTACCATGCTACCTAGTACATTGACAAAATTATCTGAGGCAGCTGATTCTGTTAGTTCATTAGCGGAAAGCGCTAATGGGGTTATAGATAAGTTACCAACAGGTTTAGCAAGCTTTTTGACAAATGTTAGGTCTAAAGGCGTTGAAATTTATGATTTCATGGCACAGTTTGCACATGTTTTAATTGACATTAAATCATGGAAACATTGGGCACTTTTTATAGGGACTTTTGTTTTGCGATGGGGCGTCATAACCCGGGATAAATTTATGACATTGGTGGATACCATTATGCGTCTTTTTGATCGAGAAAAGTCGAAATTAGCACTTGATAGTGATAATGAACCCATGCTACCTAGCAATCCGTTTTCAGGTAGCGAGAGTAATATTCCACGAACAAAAAATGAGGTTAATGATGATCTCTATGTTACTCTCGGAGCGCTATTAATTTCAGGCATTAGCGCCCATGCAACGACGAAGGACAAATTTTGGTATCTCAAATCAATTCCTAAATTTGCAGTTATGGCTAAAACATCGGCAACAGGTTTCAAATGGATTAAAGAGTTAATTACATGCATTGTAGATTTTGTTAGTGATGCAATTGAACGTTTAGTTATGATTTGGAATCCCAACGTAAAATTATTGTCCCAAGGAAAGTGTTTAGAGATTAAAGCTTCGAAATGGTATGAATCATGTGTTCCTTTCCTTAATCCATTCGCTTTTGAATCAATTAAAGCGTCATCGGATAGGGTAGCAGAATTAAGTGAATTAATTCTGTGGGGACAACGATTATCCCAGTATATGGCAGATATGCATTTGGATACTAGAGTAATTCATTTGGTACAAGATACGCAAAAAGCATTAGTTAATTTAAAGCAAAAGCTTGCTGGTGAATTTACATATGGCCCTCCTTTAGAACCGTTCTGTGTTTGGATGAGTGGTGATGGTGGTATTGGTAAAACTTACGTTCAAGATCATTTCCTTGTTAATCTACTTAGTTCACAAAAAATTTCTGTAGAAAATCGAGAAATGGTATTCACTGTTCCGGCCAAAGGTGATTATTGGGAAAGATGCAATAATCAACCTGTTTGTGTTTATGACGATTTCTTGGTGTATAAAGATGATCAGACTTCTCGTGATCAAATCACAACATTTTTGGCTTTAAAGAATAAGGCTCCATTCTCTCCACCAATTGCAGAATGTGAAGGGAAGAAAAAATTGTATAATCCGGATATAGTGTGGGTAAATGCAAATTGGGATGAAATTCGATCATCAGCATTAGCTTCAAAAGCAGCTTTCCATAGACGTAGAGATGTTATAATTAGAGCAAAATTGCATCCTTACCTTGAACAGCATGGATATTCAAGATATGCTGAAATTCCCCGTCATAGTTATGATGAATTTTGTAAACGAGATTGTTTTAAGATGATTCAAATTCAGCCTAAACCAGGTAGCAGTGCATTTTTTTATGACGCACCAATGACACAGGAACATTTCGATACTCAAGTTTCTAGAAAAGAAGAATATGATGTTGTTGCAACGTATATTATTCCATCTCCACATCTTCGATTTGATATTTATACTACAAAAGGTGATGATGAATTAGTTTTACGCGCGAGTGATCAAAATTCAGTGGAAGCTGCTTTTGCTTTAAATACAGTATTCTGTGCACACCGTAGGGATCAATTAGCTTTAATGCGCCGTCATGTAGCTTTGGAAAGTGCTTTAAATGTGTCTGGTATTCCGTCATCAGTTATTCCAACAACAGAACACCACAATGGGAAAGTTGAACATCCAAAGGTTGATGGCGCCATTAAGACAGAAGTAATTATTGCCAATATGCTTAAGGATAAAGGGTATTACCAGGACGCAATCACAAAATTAAATGGAGGATCAGTAGCTTTCAATAATGATTATTTTAAACCTAAATTTACTCCAAATTTAACAGTTGAAGATTTGCCTGTAGTTAACAAAAATGATACTGCGGCTATTTTTACATCAAAACCTGTTGTAAATACTATGACTAAGCTTAAGGATAATTTTGCTGCAATTAAGGATAATTTTGTTAGGACTAAGAATCAGGGACCTCAAGAGGACAATCCTAAACCTAGTACTAGTAAGTTGGGGTACCTAGAGACTGCGGAAGCAATTGCGAATGGTACGTACGATTCAAGTTACATGATGAGTATGGAAGAGTTAGTTGAAGAGTGTACTCGCCGTGAGGAGGCAGAACCTCGCACACCAAAAGTGGTAGTCAACGGTGAGGACCTCTCCTTGGATTATCCTGTAAATCATAATATTGAGTTAGTTGTTCAGAAAAAACAAGATATTTTCGACTATCAAACTGAAATTGCAGGCAATAGTGAGGAAATTCGTGAATTTATTAACGAAATTTATGATTTGAAGGATAATCGTGAGAAAGCAGAACAATTGCGAGGAATTTGTACCCACAGTCTCTTCGATCCTAAGTGCATGTACGATTATGGATTCTTTTATGGATTTGCTAACAAAGCAAAAACTCATAAGATTATTATTAGTGATCGTCCTTGTCCCTACAAGACCACAGAAAAATGTCCATGGCATGATAGGGTTCGTTTCCAATCAGACATGAATGATTTTCTTGGATATCACCCTGAAGTTGGTGATTACATTTATAAGAGTGTAGATGAGATGGATGAAGTTAGAATCTATCCATATTACTTTAGGGAAAAGGCTAAGCATACTTATGCAAACATTTTGCTTTTGAGGAATGCAGATAAAAATTGGCTTAGTTATGTGAAGAAATTGGTAGTTAAAGATGTACCAGAAGCGTTATTAACTGCATGGAATTGGACTAAAGCTCATGCAGGAATGATTATAGCATTTTTAGGTATTGTTTGCACAATTGCCTCGACATTAGTAGGTATTAAAAATTCTTTAAATTTTAATAGTGCATTTGATAAAGCAAATAGTATGCATAAGTTGGCACCTCATATGACACAGGAAGAGAAAATTGCTCTTCGTGATGCTTTCACCGCCATTTCTCATGCTCGTATGACAAATGACGGAGGTAGACTTAAGGCCACAGTTGATGTTTTAAATAACATGACTGATGTAATTAATGCTAGAATGTTAGGAATTAATGATAATCAGATAATTAATTCAGGAAGTCAACCGTTGGCACGTACAAAATTAGGTAATAAAGCAAGTGCAATTTTGAAAACTACTAAATCACAGCGTGCTAGTGAGGATGGTGTTGAAGCGTTGAAGAAAAAGATACGTCGCAACACCTTTTGGTTAATGGCGGCGGACAAGAGTACACCATTAACACCTGATTTTGGATTGCCAATGCGCTGTTTAGGAATTTGTGAACACTGGGCCTTAATGCCAACACATTACTTAGAGTGGTGGAAAGATCAAGATCACAACCAGAAAGAATTGCGTGGTTGTGTAGGTAATGGTGTTTTTAAATGGCCTATGGATTGGTTAGATATTACAGAAATCCCTGGAAGTGGTCTTTGTGTTATGGAAGTTCCTAAACAAATACCACCATTTGCTAATATTCTAAAGAGTATTCCTTACTCTGCAGAAGATTTTGATTACTGTGATTTATCTAGTGTTGAGTTATTAGAGACGGTAACCAGTGAAATTATGAACACTCATTATGGCAAGAGCCAGATTAAGATGTTCTTTTCGCAGGGTGACACTCCCTCACAGAAAGAAACATTAATTCAGGCTGGTTTTGAGTACAACATTCCAACCAAACCTGGTTTCTGTGGGTCAGTGTTGCTCTGTGGAGACAAGATCATTGGTATGCATGTCTCTGGTGACATGGTGCAGAAAGGTCCACAGCGCTTGGGCTACTCATCAGCAATTATTGGTGAAGAGCTCTATCCTCTATTTGGCTTAGAGAGAGGAAAATCAAAAGTTTATGATTATTATGAACTTTATGGAGATGAAGAACTACAAAGTGTTACAGCTGGTAAAGTGTTTCCTAAAACATCAGTTGTTCCTATTGGAACATTAAAGAAACATCGAAACGAGTTGTCTATATTTGTTCCTGGCAAAACATCATGGCAGAAGTCAGTGATGCATGGAGTATTCCCATCAAGGAAATCACCAGCAGTGCTGTCTCCAAGAGATGAGCGAATTAAGGATGCACCTTTTTCGCCATTGCTAGAAGCAATAAATAAGCATGGATTAGTTCCAACTCCATTCCCAAAAGTCCTATTTGGCATTGCAAAGGACTATTGGATAAACAAACATATACAGCTTATGATCCCTTATGGACGTAAGCCTGGATTGCTTTCTTTGGAACAAGCAATCTGTGGAATTCCTGGATTAAATTATTATGATAAATTAGAATTTAATTCGTCTGAGGGGTGGCCTTTTTGTAAAGCTCGCCCGCCAGGCGCTAGGAATAAGAAGTGGCTTTTTGAAACTGAGATGATAGACAATCAATTGCGTCTCAAGAGTATTTATCCGCCACTGAAAGATCAAATTCTCAACAAAATCGAGGAAACAAGAGAAAACTTAAATGGCTTCAACGTTGTGGTAGACTTATTGAAAGATGAGTTGAAACCCAATGAAAAAGTGCTGATTCCAGGTAAAACGAGGTGTTTTTCTGGAGCAGCAGTAGATGAAGTCATTCGTTTTAAGATGTTCTACCAAGATTATGTTGCGAATTACATGAAGTACCGTTTTCACAATTCATCTGCCATTGGCATGAGTTGTGTGGGCCGTGAACCTACCGTGCTTGTAAATCACATGATTTCAAAAGGATTTACGAAGCACTGCTGTGGTGATTACTCAGATTTCGGACCCGCATTTGAACCCAATTGCGGATCCGTATTCTATGAAATCGCCATAGCTTGGTATGAAGCCCACACCCCTCAGGGATTGCGAAATGGGACTTTCCATGATGACCAGATAGCTCGGAAAAACATGGGCTATTCATTCACCAATCCTAAGCATCTTGCAGTAGATACTATCTACCAAACGATGTGTGGGATGTCATCTGGCTGTCCAGCGACAGCTCCATGCAACACCGATGTCAACAAAATGTACATCGCTATTGCATGGTTGGCGATAACACGAACAGATTTACAAACTTTTGAAGAGAATGTGATTCTGATGTGTTATGGTGATGATATCTGGTTTTCAGTCTCGGATACGTTCTGTGAGATTTTCAATAATGAGACTCTCCATCACTTTTTCAAAAAATTCGAAATTAAATATACGGATAACACGAAGGATAAGAACAATATCCGTAAGTACTGCAGTTTGGAGGAAGTTGAGTTCCTTAAGAGGAAGTACATCCCTCACCCCACACGCCGTGGAGATTTCCTGGCAGCTCTTGATAAAACATCAATCGAAGAGTGCTGTCAGTGGATTCAAAAAGATCCTAGTAATCTGTCTCTTACGAAACAGATTTGTGAGTCTGCTATTGAATTAGCATACTCACATGGGAAGGAGTATTACGCACATGTTGTAAAGACCATCAGAGATAAATGGCAGACAGTGCTTGATGCGCCCCCGCTAGCATTGCGGAGTTGGGACGAGTTAGATCGTATTTTCTATGGGGAACTATCAGGCATAACCCAAACGTTTGATGATTCATGGGAGGCCCCCATGGAACGTTCTTTTTGCGAACTGCGGTACGTAGAAGGTGAGGGCAAGCCTTCTTGCTCTCATCTGGGCGAGGAATGCCCATTTTGCTGTGCTCCTAAATTGAGCACAGGGGCAGCCATCAGCGGCTGTCCATCCCCTTAGGTATAATTAGCTTAATTGTTAGTTTAAGGGTGAACGCAAGGCCGGTCCTGTGCATAATGGATGCACGTTAGGATGTCGATGAGTCGCGTTCG